GGGGCGTGGGGGCTGGCCCCCACAGAGAAAACATCGGCAGCAAACAATATCGCGGCGTAGCCGCCTCCGGCGCGAATATGTCCGCGCCGCAAAGCGCGAACAGTTTTTGCGACCAAGGGGAGCAACAAGCGGCGGCGTGCGGCAGCTTTTTTCTTTCTCGCATAAACCTTGAAAACCTCAGCCAGCTGCCAGCCCCCCGCGCAGCTGAATTGGAAGCCTTATATGAGCTTGTATCCGCCCTTGAGGAACAGCTGACGCTGGAAGTTCAGCGCGGCGATGCCTGGAAAGCAGCCTGGGAAGCCGACCAGGGCTTGATTGAGGCGCTGAAAAAAGAGAACAAGGCGGAGAGGTTTGTAAAACAAATAATGACCTTTCTCAGCGCCGTAGCCGTGACAATTCTGGTTGTGGTGCTGTTATGATTGCGGCGCTGATAACCGCAGAGCTTGAAACTACAGCCGCCTCCGCGGACGTTAAAATTTGGGTGCTGGGCGGCGCGGCCACGCTTTTAATTGGCGTCGCGGCGTATTTTTTGGCCAAAGAAGTCAGGCGCAACGATAAAGCCATTGAACGAATAGACGCAGGGCTTGAAAAGCTCAACACGGCAATTATGGAGTTGACCCTTGCCATAAAAGACATGCGTATATGGGTCACGGATAATTTTGTATCTCAAAGGGAATTTGATAAAGCCATAACGGACGTTAAGAACGAAGTGGGCATCGGGAAACGCTTAGAGAGCGCCCTTAGTAACGCATTGCAAAAACAACGGGGCAATCAATGACCCAAAGGAGCGTAAAAACACACCTTGCCGGCGGCGGCATTTACGAGTGGGTTACAAATACCCAGATAAATCCCGCCGGCTGGTATGGCCCCGGCGCGCCCCTGCCGCCCCAGGCCCAACAAACCGCAGGGCGGCGCTATGACTATCAAACAGCCATAAACCTGCACTACCCCCCAAAGCGCGACGAGGGCGTTACTTTTGCAAACCTTCGGGCATTGGCCGATTCTTACGACCTTTTACGCCTTGTCATCGAAACCCGCAAAGACGAAATGGAATTCTGCGAGTGGAAAATCCAAACCCGGGAGGGCAGGGAAACGAGCGCGAGCAAGCTGCTGCAAAAAGACCTGCAAACCCCCGACAGGGAACACACCTGGCATCAGTGGCAGCGCATGTTGCTTGAAGAACTCTTCGTCACCGACGCCCCCGCTATATATATCCGTAAAACCAACAGCGGCGACCCTTATTCCCTTGAAATACTGGATGGCGCAACAATAAAGCGCCTGCTGGACGAAACGGGCCGCACACCCGTTGAAGGCCCTGCCTATCAGCAGATACTGAAAGGCATAGTCACAGCGGATTTTACCAGGGAAGAACTCATCTACTGCCCGCGCAATTTGCGCGTGAACAAGGTGTATGGCTACAGCCCCGTCGAGCAGGTAATCACAACGGCTGAAATAGCCCTGCGGCGTCAGGCTCACCAAATGAGCTATTACACCGAAGGGTCCGTGCCCGACTTGATTTTTCAGGTTCCCGAAAGCTGGGAGGCCAGGCAGATAGCCGAGTTTCAAACCCATTGGGCCTCGCTGTACGGCGAGGGCAATATTTCCCATCGCCGTATGGCCAAGTTTGTGCCTAATGGCGTGACGCCCTTTAATACAAAGGAGGCCGCGTTAAAAGACCAGTACGACGAGTGGCTGGCGCGCATCGTGTGCTTTGCCTTCAGCATAAGCCCGCAGGCTTTAGTGGCTCAAATGAACCGCGCAACCGCCGAACAAGCTGAGGAAACAGCTAAATCCGGCGGCTTAGAGCCAATAAAAAACTGGCTCAAGGGCATGATGAACAGGATAATCGCCGAGGTGTACAACCTGCCGGAGCTTGAATTTATATGGATACAAAAGGACAGTATCAAGCCTGAAATCCAGGCCCAGATACACAGTACATATATTCAGTGCGGCGTATTGGACGTAAACGAGGTAAGGGAAGAACTCGGCTTTGAGCCTCGCAAACAAGTGACGAAATACCAGTCTTAAAGGAGACGGACTATGAATAAAATCAAACTATTCGGAACCTTGACAAAGGCCGATAAGCAGCCGGACGGCACGTTGATCGTCAAGGGCATAGCGTCGAGCGAAGCCGTTGACGGCGATGGCGAAACCATTAAGGCATCGGCCATCAAGGCCGCCATCCCCGATTACATGGCGTTTGGCGCGGTGCGCGAAATGCACCAGCCCATAGCGGCGGGCGTTGCCCTCAAGTGTGAAGTAAAGAAGGACGGCAAAACCCATATAGAAGCCAGGATTGTTGACCCCATCACCATTAAAAAAGTGGAACAGGGCGTCCTGCAAGGCTTTTCGGTGGGGGGCAAAATTACAAACAGGGACAGCCTTGATAAAACCGTCATAACGGGTATCAGGCTCACGGAAATAAGCCTGGTTGACCGCCCCTGCAACCCCGAAGCCCTTGTAAACCTTTGCAAGGTAGAAGACGACGAGGACGAGGGAAAAGACAAAGAGAAAGAGAAAGACAAAAAAGAGAAAGAGGGAAAGGACGAAAAATCAAAGGAAAGCTCTGAAGAATCAGAGGAAAAAGAGGAAAGCAAGGATGAAAAAGACGAGGACGAGGACGATGAAGACGATGAAGACGATGAGGACGATGAAGACGATGGGGACGACGCCGAAAAGCTGTCAAAGCTGAGCAAGGCCCACGACACAGCGCTGACTAAGATTATGGCCCTGGAAACCAGTCTGGCTAAAGTTCAGGACGAACTCAATATTCTCAAAAAGAAAGCCGCGCCCCCCAAAGGCGTAATAAAAGCCATTTCCAAAGGCCAGGACGTCATAGGCCATGACACGGAAACTGGCCTTCAAAAAGAAGCCGACCACTTCAGGACACTCTCTCAAACGGCCCAGGCCGCAACCCTAATCGGCATTATTCACAACAGGAGATAAGCCATGCAAGACGCTCAAGTTTTAAACCTGCTCAGGCAAGCCCACGAGGGCGGAGGTTCTGAGCAGCTTCGCAAGTTTTTTGTTCAACCAGGCAACCAGCTTCAGGGCCTGATGGCATATGACCTGGCGCCCGCCGCGGCGGTGTTGTATCCTGTCTTAACCCCTCTGCGTAACCGCATCCCCCGCATAGGCGGCGCTTTTAACATTCAGGCCAACTGGAAAGCCATCACCGGAATCAACGTAACCAACCAGCGGGCGGGCGTAAGCGAAGGCAACCGCAGCGCGTTTATAGCCCAGGAAACCGCCGACTACTTTGCGTCTTACCGCGGCTATGGCCTTGAAAACTTCGTGACGTTTGAAGGCGACTACGCCTCTAAAGGCTTCGCGGACGTCAAGTCCCTGGCTGTAACCCAGCTGCTCCAGAGCTTCATGATTCAGGAGGAGCGCTTAGACCTGGGCGGCAATACCAGCGTAAAACTTGGAATAACCCCCACGCCAACCCTGGCCGCGCTGACCAGCGGGGGCGATATAGCCCCCTCTCAGGCCGTGTCCGTAATCTGTGTAGCCTTAGGCCCACAAGCCTATTTGGACGTAGCCGGGCACAACAACGGCGTCATAGGCCAGGTATTCAACCCCGCAACCGCTCAGGTTCCGGGCTTAATCACCCGCACAAACGCGGATGGCACCAGCGACAGCTTCGGCGGCGGCGCGGCTCAAAAGAGCGCGGCGGCTGTCGTAACCACCGGCGCGGGCAGCGCAAACAGCATTCAGGCCACGGTTACGCCAGTGCGCGGCGCCTGGGGATACGCCTGGTACGCCGGGCCGGCGGGCAATGAAAAACTGTTCGCCGTCACAAGTATCAATTCTGTTGTATTGACAAACATTCCAGCCGAGGGCCAGATGGCCTCCAGCTTGCCTAACAGCGATACGTCCACCAGCCCCCTGGACTACGACGGCTTATTTATGCAGGCGGCAAAGGAAAACAGCCGGGCGTGGTGGAAGACCATGGCAACGGGAACAGCGGGGCAAGGGACGCCCCTGACGGCGGATGGCGCTGGGGGCATTGAAGAGTTTGAAGAAGCCTTCACGGCCTTTTACAACCTGTACCGCATCAGCCCGACGCTGATACTTGTAAGCCCGCAGGAACTTATCAATATAACCAGAAAGATAATAGCCAACAGCGGCGCGCCATTATTGCGCCTCACCGTTGACGCCAAGAGCGTGACCGATGGCAAGATAAGCGCGGGCGTGGCCATCGGCGGCTATCTCAACAAGGTGATGGGAACGGAAATCCCCATAGTGGTTCACCCGAATCTGGCCCCCGGCACGATATTCTTTATAACCGACAGCCTGCCCTACCCCCTGCCCGGCACGGCCAACGTGTTCCAGAAGCTGCTAAGAGCCGACTACTACCAGATTGAATGGCCGTTAAAGAGCCGTAAATACGAGTACGGCGTTTACTGCGACGGCGTATTGCAACACTTCGCCCCCTTCAGCATGGGAGCTATTTGCAATATAGCGAATGGGTGATATATGGCGCTTTTATATCACGACCAAATTTCAAGCGTATCCATCCACGGGCAGACCTTCACTATCAACGATGATGGTTTCTTTGACGTGTCCGACGGCATAGCGGGCGAACTCATCAACGCCTTTGGCTTTGCGGACGAGGGTGATATCGCCCCGCGCCCTGATTGCCTGACCCGCTGGAGAATTGAGGACTTGCAGCTAGAAGCCGGGCGCCTGGACATCAAAGGGGCAAAGACAAAGAAACAACTGATTGAAGCCATCAAAGCCGCCCGGCTTCAGGACGGCGAAGATGATGAGGACGAGGATAACCAATGAGGGGCTTTCTCTGGTCATACCTGGCTCTGCCCTTGCTCCACTGGCTCATAGTCTCCATGGCGATTATAGCCATAGGCAAACTCTTTGAGGCAAAAAAACTGGCGAAGCCGCGGATACGGCTTCGCAAGCGTTCCAAGCCGCGGATACGGCTTCGCAAGCGTTCCAAGCTGCGGATACGGCTTCGCAAGCGTTCCAAGCTGCGGATACGGCTTCGCAAGCGTTCCAAGCTGCGGATA